CCGCCCCAGGGATTTGCGGCCATAGATGAGGATATACCGTTTTAGGAGGAAGAGATGGACAGGAAATCAAAATGCAGCAAGTGCAAGTATTGCCGCCAGCTGCAAGGGTTTAGCACTAAAACAGTAACGCTCTGCTGCCTGTATATCCTCATGGAGGGCAGGCCCCGCGGTGAACCGGCAGGCGATGAATGTTCAAAATTTACACCACGCAGAAAACAGAAGCTGGGGATTCGGTTCAAGAACAGTTTCCCAGAGTTCACAAAGAGGTGACGACATGGGAAAGAGTCAACGAGAAAAAGGGAAACGGGGTGAGGAATGGAGGCCTGTAGTAGGATATGAGGGCTTTTATGAAGCTAGCTCAAATGGAAACATTAGAAGTCTTCCAAGAAACACAACGAAAGGGAAAGTGCTAAAACAGCATCTAAACAGCCGAAATGGATATTTATATGTTTCGCTTAGCAAAAATAATATACAAAGAACTAAAAGGGTTCACAGACTAATAGCTGGCGCGTTTTGGGGAGATTCTCCCGAAATGCAAGTAAACCATAAAAATGGCGTAAAAACAGATAATCGTTTAAGCAACCTAGAATATTGCACACAATCCGAAAACATGAAGCATGCATACAGGACAGGCCTTGAAAAAGCTATATGGGGAAAAGCCGTTATATGTCTTGATGATGAAAAAGTATATGAAACTATTACGGAGTGCGCCAAGGCATACGGAGGAAATAGGGCGTGTCAAATAACAAGAGTTTGTAAGGGCGAGAGAAAACATTTTAGAAAAAAGAGGTTTATGTATTATGACGAATACAAAAAAAATAAACAGCAATAGGAAAGGGCGTAATGGCGAGCGCGAACTTGCCCGCAAACTTAGAGAGTACGGATATGACGCCCGGCGTGGGCAGCAATACTGCGGCGTAAGCGGAGACGCTGATGTGATAGGCCTGCCGGGAGTACATATTGAGGTCAAGCGCACCGAGCGATTGAGTCTGTACGACGCCCTTTCCCAGGCTAAAAGCGACGCCCGGCCCGGAGAAATGCCGATAGTGGCACACCGGCGGAATAACTGCGAATGGGTGGTGATCCAGCCATTAGAGGACTGGATAAGAATATACCGCGAATGTGTTGCTGCAAACAAGGAGATAGACGATGGAAAGGATATATTTTAACGCTAAAAAAGAAATGAGCTGCCTGTTGTCACATTTTCACGGTGTGGCAGTAGACAGCCGAAAGGCCCCGAATGTTACATACCTGGCTAAAAACCGGAAATGCGGCATAGTCACAGTTGACGGGGTGGCGATCTGGCCGGAAGAAGAAACGCCGTCAATCATCGAGACGCTGACGGCAGGCATAAAGGCAGAGGCTAAAGAAGTATTTGACGAGATAAGAGACTGGAGGCGGTTCAGATGAAAAACTGGGAGAAATACGAGAAAGAAATCAAAGCGTTAGGCATTGGAAACCTGGCCGTAGATAAAAACGGCAAGATCGGCGACTGTAGAGAAATGGAATGCGAAAAATGTATAGGCTATAAGAACGGCTGCGACAACGCATTTACTAAATGGCTATATCAGGAGGCAGAAGGAACAGATTTCAAGGAGTTTAACACATGAAATTTCACTTATTCTTTGAACAATCAGGCACATTCAAGAACGAACTCAGGGAACTGGGCTATGAAGCGATGGACTATGACATATTAAACGATTTTGGACAAACTGATGTAGTTATAGACCTCTTTGCAGAAATCGAGAAATCATATGCGGGGGGGGTAGCATTTTCGACGAGATAGGCGAAGATGACATGATAATAGCCTTCTTTCCCTGCGTTCGGTTCGAGGACCAAATCATTATGAACCTGCGGGGCGATCACTTCGTCGTCAAACGATGGGACGACCAAAAAAGAATCGAATACAGCATGAAATTACATAGCGATCTGGCGCACATGTACCAGCTGATATCAAAACTGGCCATCGTGTGCATAAAAAAGAAAATAGCCCTGGTGATAGAAAACCCATACAGTAGTCAGCACTATCTCACACGGCACTGGCCATTGAAACCGGCAATCGTAGATCACGATCGCCGGCGTGACGGGGACTGGTATAAAAAACCGACACAATACTGGTTTATAAACTGCAAACCTAAAAACAATATACTGTTTGAACCCATTGAGTTTGTCGAGGAAAGAAAAATCGAAACGATCAGAAACCAAGTGCAGCGCAGCATGATCCACCCACAGTACGCAAACAGATTTTTAAGGCAGTATATTCTGCCGGAAAGGAGCCGAAATGACTAATTTTGAAAAGTATAAGGATGAAATATTGGGAATAAGTAGAACCCAAGCTATTGCGATAAGTAAAAGAAGAAACGCTCCAGAAAAATGTAGCAATAGTGTATGCTCGGAATGTTTATTACACGAAGGGACATATTGCAACCAAAAGGCAATATTCCAGTGGTTATATTCTGAATACCAAGAACCAGCCCCAAAGTTGACAGCAGAAGAATATGCATTTTGTAAAATAGCAACCAACGGATATATCGCAAGAAACGAAAGGGGGAGCTTACATATTTATAGTGAGAAACCAGTTCAAAATATTTCAGGATGGAGAGCGCTGAATTGGAAAGAACTTAATCGAGATTATTTTCAATTTATAACATGGGAATCTGGCAAAGCATGGAGCATAAACGACCTATTAAAGCTGGAGGTAGAGGGATGAGACGAGTGGACTCTATTCAAAAGCGCCAAAAACTCCCGAAATGCCCGATCTGCGGAGCCGAGGCATTCGTTAAAAAAAACATCGTAGACGGTTTCTATATGGGATGGTCGGCGGGCTGCCCGAGATATAGAATTGCAGACGGCATACACGGGGTAAACACACTCGAGGAAGCCAAAGAGAGAGGATATACCGTTCACGGTGCCCCCTCAAAAGAAGAAGCAGTAAAAAGGTGGATAATAATTGCGAAAATGGAGGAAAAAAAATATGATAGACGAAACTAAACTGATAGAAAAAATCAAGAAACGATTAAATGAACTTGAAAAAGAGTACACCTATTATCAAAGAACAAATGCAGAAATGATGGATATATACGAACAAGGAATGTTTGAGTTAGAGAATGTTTTAAGGTGGATTGATGATTTAAAAACCCAAAATGGAGGCAGCAGATGAAACAAAATGACATAAACATAAGACTAGCCGAAAAAACAGAGCAAATAAGCGACAACCTAGATTCATTCAAAGAAGAATCTGGCCGGGCCCTGTGTTCGGTCGTCGAGGTCCTGGAGATCATTAACAAGATAATCGACTATGAGCGCCGCATGCAGCACAGGACCAATATAATCTACGCCGTGGCAATCGTCCTAACAAATATAGCCCTTATTTTGGCCATATTGAAAGGAGCAATATAATGAGCACAGTATATAAGTGTGATATATGTGGGAAAGAAATGGAAGGCATAGAGGGCAAAGCGGCCCTACAATTAAATGGAATCGAAATAAAATTTGCCGATTCACAAGCTTTTACATATTCAAAAGAAAACATAAAATTTGATTTATGTGAAGACTGCTACAAAGATTTAGTGGCATATATATCATCAAATAAAAACATAAAAATGCGTAACGAAGGAGGGAAAAAATGAAAAAAGAAATCACAGAGATAGCCGATTACTTCGGGTATGAGCAGCAGAAAAATATGCTAATAGAAGAACAGGCGGAGCTCATTCAGGCATTGAATAAGTTTGACCGGAAAGGGACCGAGGAATCTTTTAACAACATCATTGAAGAAATGGCCGATGTGGAGTTGATGATTGACCAGGTCAGGTATCTATTAGACATAAACAAAGAGGCCATAGAGGAAATAAAGGCCGAAAAGGTTAAACGCACACGATCAATTATTGACCAGGCCTTAAAAGCTAGTACATATGGGGGAACACATGAGCAGAGACTATCAAAGGACAAAGCGGAACCCGTGGATATTGCCGCACAACCTATATAGACAGACCTTATACGCTATCCGGGACTACAACCGAATAAAAGAAGAATACGAGTACCTGATAATGGGACAGCCGGCGGAAATGGACGGGCAGCCGAAAGGAACGCAAACCGGGGACCCGACTGCTGCCATAGCCGCAAAAGCAGAGCGACTACATAACCAGCTAAGAGCCATAGACGACGCTAAAAAGGTTATACCGGAAGAATACCTCAAGGGTGTGTGGGACAATATCGTTTATGGAACTGCATACCCAATAGACGCAGATAGAACCACATACTGGCGACACAAGTCACATTTTGTGTACGAAGTCGCAAAAAATCGTACATTTTTGTAATGTTGCAACCTGCGGGAAAAAAATATAATGTATAATCTAAAATAGGGCGAAGCCCTACAGGAGGGAATATGAAGTGTTCGCGCTGTGGAAAGCAATTAGAAGTTTTTAATGAGTACATGAGAAACTTTTGCGATGAGTGTTTGATAGAAAAGAAAAAAGAACACGATGATAAGGTTTTACAATATTTGCAGCTCAAAAATGAATTAGCTCTTGAGAGGGCTATAACAAGATTTGAAGAACATAGAGATGGCATACATAAATTCAATGAATACTATAAGCCGGCAATCGAAGCGGTTAATGAGTTTATGAAAGAAAATCCAGAAACACTTGCCAGCACAGAAGAAATCATAACTGCTATCGCCCTTATTGCTGAGGAGATACACATAAAATGTCAATACAAAATTGGTAAATACAGAGTAGATTTTCTTTTGCCAGAATTAAAAGCTGTTCTTGAAATCGATGGTTACTATCACAAGGGAGCAGAATTAAAAGATACAAAACGAGATTTGAAGATATTAAGTATGTTAGGCGAGGGATGGGAAATTATAAGAATACCAACAGAATGGGTAAATAGAGCCCCATGTCAATTAGTGGATATTATATTTAATGAATATCATAGAAAGCGTGAATATAGAAAGTACATTGGGGGATTGAATTTAGAAAGAGAAAAAATATTAACGATAAAAGGATATTAAAACAATATCATATAATGGTAGTGTGAAAAGTTTGAAAGTCATCTTAATATCTCCTTTCCGTGTAGGTCCCGGACATGACGGTAAACTGTCCAAGCTTTGTTGATTGTGCGAATTTTCAAACTCCCGGGCATGAGTCAAAACTGCCCATCAAAACAGAATGTACTCCGGTGTCCTTCGGGCCCGGGGTCTTTTTATGAACGGAGGTGAGCCAATGGCAAAAGGTAAATATCATAGGTGGCTTGAGCCGGAAGGCTTGCTGTTAATAGAGGGCTGGGCAAGAGACGGCCTTATAGATGAACAGATAGCACACAACATGGGTATCAATGTTGGTACATTGTACGAATGGAAAAAGAAATACGCTAAGATAGATGAGGCCCTAAAAAAAGGGAAAGAGGTAATAGACTATCAGGTTGAAAATGCACTACTCAAAAACGCTTTAAGAGGCGACACTACCGCGCAGATATTCTGGCTGAAAAATCGAAAGCCGAACGCATGGAGAGAGAAACAGAACATCGAGGTATCCAAGCCAATAGATGACACTATAAAAGAGCTGGAGGACTATTTCAGTGAATAGAGAGGACATAAAACGCCTCTTGAAAGAACAACCGTATAAAATAGGCCATTTTGTGGGATTCAAGGACTTGACCGGACTTCATAATGATTGGCTCAGGTCCTTTTTATATGATTCAGAAAATCAAACGCTTCTGGCACATAGAGGGTCCTATAAAACGACTTGCTTATCAATTTTCTTTGCACTTCACTTAATAGAAAAACCAAGAGAAAATGTGATCTTCTTTAGGAAAACGGATACGGATGTGGCGGAAGTCATATCGCAGACCTCCAAGATACTGAAAACAGCAGCGTTGCAGAAAGTGGTGAGCCTGCTTTATGGTACCGATCTCATTTTTGAAAAAGATACTGCTAATGAAATAAATACGAACCTCAATACATCCTCGAAAGGAGCAAGCCAGCTTGTCGGTCTGGGGATCACCACATCTATTACCGGAAAACACGCTGATATAGTGGTGACGGACGATATAGTCAACATAAAAGACCGAATCAGCCGGGCAGAGCGGGAGCGGACAAAGACGCAGTACATGGAATTACAGAACATCGTAAATCGTGGCGGTCGATTTATAAATACCGGCACGCCGTGGCATAAAGAGGACGCTATCAGCCTCATGCCGAATGTTCAGCGGTTTGACTGCTATTCAACAGGACTAATCACCCGTGAAAAGCTGGAAAGCCTGCGACACTCGATGTCGGACAGCCTTTTCGCTGCTAACTATGAGCTGAAACATATAGTAGACACCAACGCAATGTTCAAGGAGCCTAAATTTATAAGCGATGAAACATTGATATGTGGCGGACTGGCACACATAGACGCAGCTTATGACGGCGAAGACAGCACAGCATTTACGGCATTCAAAAGACAGTCTGATGGGTCGCTGGTCGGGATCGGCAAAATCTGGCGCAAACATGTGGACGATTGTCTGCCGGAAATCAAGGCTATACACCGGCGCCTGCTTTTAGGTTCGGTGGCTTGCGAAAAGAATGCGGATAAAGGTTACCTGGCAAAAGAACTTGCAGCACAAGGATTCTTACCGTTTTTATACAGTGAAACAACAAACAAATTCGTGAAGATTTCCACCTATTTGCGCAGGGAATGGGATAACATCCGATGGCTGGAAGAAACAGACCCGGATTATATAAACCAGATACTTGATTACTCAGAATTTGCGGAGCACGACGACGCCCCGGACTCAGCAGCCAGCCTTATAAGGCGCATGGAAAAAGAAGTAAGATACAACCCAGTGAAAGGAGCATTGTAATGTTCAGAATTGCAGACGGCGAAACGCTCGATGTTTTGACGCTTGACGAGTACATAAATAAATTTACGAACATACGGGAAAAACGATTTAAGCCACTTATGGACGCATACCTAACAAAATACCCAATTTTTGAAAAACCGAAATATGACGATTTCAAACCGGATAAGCGCATTGCAGTCAATTTTGCAAAATACATAACCGATACTATGAACGGCTTTTTTATCGGTATCCCGGTCAGGGTCACTTCCAACGATAAGGCCGTAACAGATTATGTGGACTTTCTGGACGCATACAATGGCCAAGACGACCAGAACGCCGAGCTGTCAAAATTATGTGACATATACGGCAGAGGGTATGAGATGTACTATGTAGATGAGCGAGGAAACATAGGCATTACATATCTATCCCCAGAAACAGCGTTTATGATATACGATGATTCCATTCTGGAACGCCCACGCTATTTTGTGAGGCTGTATATCGACGCTGACAATGTTCTACGCGGGAGCGTGTCGGACGAGCGCATTGTGCGATGGTTCAGCATGGAGGGCGGCCTGCACTTCTACGGTGAGGAAAAGGCACACGGGTTTGACGGCGTGCCGGCTGTCGAGTATGTGGACAACGCCGAAAAAATGGGTCTATATGAGCCTGTAATGTCCATGATCAACGAGTACAACGAGGTTATCAGCGAAAAGGCGAACGATGTCGCATACTTCGCAGATGCATACTTAAAAATCCTCGGTGCGATGGTTGATGAAAAATCCCTTGCGCAAATCAAACAGAACAGGATAATAAATTTCCCAGGCCTGATGGATAACAGCCAGCTTGTAGTCGACTTTCTAAAGCGTCCGGACGGCGACACCACACAGGAGCACTTGCTTGACCGGCTGGAGCGGCTGATTTTTCAAATTTCAATGGTGGCAGACATTTCAGATGAAAACTTCGGCTCTGCCTCCGGGATTGCCCTAAAATATAAACTGCAGGCCATGAGCGACCTTGCACTGACCAAGCAACGGAAATTTACGGCCGGTATGCAGAACAGATACAAGCTTATCTTCTCTAATCCGGTATCTGGAATGAATAGTGACGCCTGGACAGGCCTATCATATCAGTTTACGCAGAATATCCCAGCAAACTTGCTGGAGGAAGCCCAGATCGCAGCCCAGCTGACCGGCATTGTCAGCCAGCCGACACAGTTAAAGGTGCTTTCCATAGTGGACAATATTCAGGAGGAAATAGACAGGCTGAAAGAGGAACAGGACGAAGTAGGCTATATGACCGACTACGCAACCAATAGGACGGTGGAAGATGTCATACTGGAGTGATAGACAAGACCAGCTGCGTAAGGCTGCCGAAAAAGAGGAAGCCGCCATCAAAAAGAGGCTGTCCAAGTTTTATGACGCTGAGTTTAAGCGGTTGGACAAGGAAATAGCCGCATATTTCCAAAAATACGGCGAAAACAATATTATCGAGTATAGAACGCTTTTGCAGAGCCTGGACGAAGCGGACAGAACCCTGCTAATGGAGCAAATGGATGAGTTTGCGGAAAAGTATCCGCAGTACGCACACCTTTTACCGGTCAGAGAAAGTATATACAGGCTTGACCGACTACAAGGTCTGCAGTATTCGGTTTTTATGTCTCAGGCTAACATCGCAGGCTATACCAACGAACAGATAGCGCAGTATGAGGCAAAACTTGCCCAACAGGGCTTAAATAGCTCGATGGAAACATTGGGCTTCGGCAAGAATTTCTATTCGATAAATGATAATATCGTTCGGGAATTTGTCGATGTTCCCTGGTGCAATGATGAAAACTTTTCTGCACGGATATGGAACGACACTCAGCGTGTAGCTAATTACATAAATCAGGACATGGCCCAGGCGTTTGCTCGGGGCGATTCATACGACCGCATTATAAAAAATGTGCGACGACGGTTCGGGGTCAATCGAAGCAACGCATATCGGCTGGTTTTCACCGAAGGAACCTATGTCATGGCCGAAAGTTCCATAAAACCGTTTGAGGAAGATTTTACACAGTATGAGTATTCGCCGATTCTGGATAGCAAAACATGCGAGATATGCCGGGCATTAAACGGCAAAGTGTTTGAGATTTCCGAACGACAGCCGGGAGTGAACTTCCCACCTATGCACCCGTGGTGCCGTTGCACCTGGATTCCGTATATAGGGGATGTAAACCAATGGCTGGACAACTATGCGCAGCGGAACAATATAGAGGCCCGGAGGCTTGAAGAGGCAAGGAGACAGGCCACAAACAGAAACAGAAATCAAAATGATAACATATCATTTATCAGTTTATTACTTTTAGTTTTGATGGCACAGGACTATTTGAATGAAAGAGATAACGGACAAAATTAACATAACAGGCACAATTTTAGTTGAGTTTTACGCCTCGTGGTGCGGCAAGTGCCAAAAGGGTCTTAAAAATCTGGCGGCCTTTGAGGCGGAGACAGGGATCCTGACCGGAAAGTGTGATTTTCAGCGTAACCCCAGACTATTAAATCGCTTTATAACCAACGGTCTGCCACTGTATGTACTATTTGTGAACGGCAAGCCAAAAAAGCGAGTAATCGGCTTATGCGATCTAAAGGAGGAGTTTCAAATTGATTGCAATAACCGCCCATGACGGTGGCATACAGATTAGAGGTCATGCATATTATGCGCCGGAAGGTTATGACATTGTATGCGCCTCGATTTCCGCCCTGATGTGGGCGTTTATAGAATCGGTTGAACAGATGACCGATGACAAAATAAAATATGATGTATCGCCCGGTAGGGCTGATATATATTTCAGGAATTTGTCAGAAACTGGAAAGGTTCTGATGAGTTCCTTTTTTATTGGTGTTCAGTCCGTGGAGGCTGAATACCCAGACAGAGTCAAAGTTTACCGCAACGGCCTGGGCAATGAACGGGCTGGGGCAGAAAGGACAAAAAAATGATAAAGAAAAAATTTCAGATTTTTGCTGATGGCGAAGGCAGCGGAGCCGATGGCGTAGCAGGCGGAGACGGAGCCGGCACACAGCAAGAACCAGCAGAATCAAAAACTTTTGATGATTTCCTCAAGGAAGGTGATTATCAAGCTGAATTTGATAGGCGAGTACAAAAGGCGATCAGTACGGCTGTCGCTAACGCCGAAAAGAAATGGCGTACACTGACGGATGATAAAGTTTCCGAGGCTGAGAAGCTGGCACAGATGACGGCGGAACAGAAAGAAAAGTACAGGGCAGATAAAGCCGAAAAGGAGCTTGCTGACCTTAAACGCCAGATTATGCTTAGCGAGATGTCTGGAACAGCCAGGAAAATGCTGTCCGATGAAAACATCGTCATTCCGGATGAGATAATAGCCAATCTGGTGTGCGACGACGCAGAAAAGACAAAAGCAGCCGTTGAGTCATTCGCCAAGACATACAAGGCCGCCGTACAGAACGGCGTTAAGGAAGCCTTAAAAGGCAACACGCCGAAAGCGTCCGGCGAGCCGCCGACGATCACCAAAGAGGAAATCATGAAGATAAAAGACAGGGCAGAGCGTCAGCAGATGATAGCTGAACACCCTGAACTATTCATAAGGAGGTAAAAATGAACAAGTTACAGATTTTTGCAGCTATACCGAACACCATTACAACCCAGCAGTTTACAGTCAATCCAAGAGAGGTTGATTTTGTAACCTCTTTTGGTAGGGACATTACTGCCCTTACCGAAGTAATGGGTATTTCAAGACCTATCAGAAAGACCCCAGGAACCATCCTGACCGCGAAAAAGGCAACAGGTACACTGGAAAGCGGTTCCGTTGCAGAGGGTGACCTGATCCCGCTGTCCCAGTTTGAGGTTGAGCCAGTGGCCTATCAGCCAATAGAACTGTTGAAGTACAGAAAGGCTGTTACCATTGAAGCCATCGACAAGTACGGCGTGGAGACTGCTATAGGCATGACTGATGAGGAGTTTAAGGTACAGCTCCAGGATGAAGTTCTGGCCAACTTTTATAACTTCCTGCTGACCGGCCAGCTCACCTCGCAGGAAACCACTTTCCAAATGGCCGTAGCAATGGCTATCGGCAGAGTAAAAGACGCTTTCAAGAAAATGCACAGGAGCGCAACCGGCGTTGCCGTGTTTGCTAACACTCTTGATGTGTATGAATATCTGGGAGGCGCACAGATCACTGTTCAGACCGCTTTCGGTATGGACTATGTGGAAAACTTCCTCGGAGCAGACATTCTGTTCTTCTCCTCAGAAATTCCACAGGGCAGAGTGATCGCCACCCCGACAAACAACATCGTTGTTTATTATGTAGACCCGGCAGACAGCCAGTTCTCACAGGCCGGACTTGTTTACACAACTGACCCGGAAGTACCTTATATAGGCTTCCATACTGAGGGTGTATATCAGAGGGCGCAGAGCGAATCTTACGCAATCATGGGGCTGACCATTTTTGCTGAGTATATAAACGCTATCGCTGTTGTAACCATACAGGACGCTCCAACGCTTAAAACCCTGACCGTAACTCCGGCAGAGGGTTCTGCTGCAGGCACGACCAAAGCCACACTGTCCGGCACAGTAGGCACTGCCGGCAATGTGCTCAAATATAAACTGGGCGCTGCTGCAATAGATGTTGAGTACGGCGAAAATGTAAGAAATTGGCCGGTATTCACCCAGGACGCAGACATTGCCGCCACAGCCGGACAGTATATAACCGTCGTTGAAGCAGATCAGTGGTTTAAGGCCGTTGCTGCCGGAAGCGCCGCTGTAGTTGTAAGCTCGGGGGAATAGTTCCCCCGGCTGAAACTGGCCTTGTCGGTTCGGGGGAAGTTGGAAAGGCAAAAGTTGGACAGGAGGCGATTAAGTAATGGCATACACACCCACTAATTGGACAGATGGCGATTTGATAACCGCAGAAAAATTGAACAGGCTTGAGCAAGGCGTTCAGAATGAACAGGTCGGCCCGCAGGGACCGCAGGGCGAACCCGGCGAACCGGGTCCGCAGGGGCCAAAAGGTGATAAAGGCGACACTGGTCCGCAAGGGGAACAGGGACCAGCAGGAGCAAATGGAGCGCAAGGGCCGCAAGGAAAAGGTGTCAAGTCTATCGCACTTGTTACTACCGCCGGAGCAGTGACGGGTGGAACGGTTACATTTAGTGATGACACTACTGCGCCCATCACTGTCACAGAATCCGAAGAAGCATAAGGAGAAAGACATGAATGAGCTTCTTGAGAGGTTAAAGGTGAGGCTCCCTCAAACGGAGCTCACAGATGATGAACTACTTGAATATTTGCAAACCATTTCAGATCGTTTGTGTTTGAGGCTGGGGGCGGATTCGCTCCCGCCTCTGTTTAATTCCGTTTGTGTGGACGCAACAGTCAAGATGATACGCCGGATATACTACGAGGGCATATCATCCGAGGGTGTGGCCAATATATCAACATCATTCGTTGATGACATCCTGGCCGAGTATGCCGACGAGATTTCAGACTGGAAAAACACCCAGGCAGAAAGCGGAAACAATAAAAAGGTGGTGTCGTTCCTATGATCTGGGAGCCATGCACGCTGTATGAGCCGGAGGAAACAGGCCAGGACATCTTGGGCAATCCGATAATCGAACCCAAAGAGGTGCTGCAGACATACGCCAGGTTTACGCCGTGGACGGATGAGCAGATCGCACTTGAGGGCCGGGAAGTGACCGAAAATGAACAGCGGTTTGCGCTTTCGGTTCCATACAAGGCCGTAGCAGACTGTTACATGGCAGAGATAGACGGCGTGAAGCAAGAAATCACGGCGAAGATTAACCTTTGCCCGCGCTACACAGTGATACAGGTAAAAGTTTATAAGGAGTAGATATGAAAGTTGAAATTACTGGAATCCCAGAGCTTGAAAAAGCACTCAGAGAACTGGACAATATACAATTTGACGCTGTTGTGATGAAACAGACCGCAGATCTGTTGAGACGAGCAAGGCAGCCAGGCGGAACACCTGTAGATACAGGAGAACTGCGTCAATCATCCAGAGCGACAAGGGACGAGATGGGATATACAGTTGAATATGCTCCCTTTGTAGAATTTGGTCACCGTGTTGTAATGGCAGGCAAACAGGTGGGATATGTGTACGGGCAACATTTCCTTGAGCAGAATGTTGACATTCAACGACCGATTTATAAAAACGATCTGTTGGAAGCATTAAACGAGGCTAAAAAGTAAGATGTATAAAAAACTAAACCTTAATGACCTGTTATCGGTCATAATCAAAAGAATAGAAGAACAAACGGGCTTAAAGTGCTATGATGCCGTACCGGATAACGCGCCGAGCCCGTTTTATTTTGCAGAGGTTCGGCGTGTAACCCCGGCAAACACAAAAACAAGCTATAGGGATACGATTAGCGTATATATTCATGCGATCGCAAAGCCTGGAAATTCGGTATCTGGCGTTTCATCGGTGGAAGTGAACCAAATGATACAACAGCTACAAGAGGCACTGTCAACGGAAATTGAACTCCCTGAACCGTTTTATCTGGCGTTGCAGACAGACAACGGTGTGCAGTCAATTCAGACGGACGAAACAAAAGAAAAACACGCCATAATGGCCTATGATTTCACTGTATCATATGGTCTAAAATGCAAGTAAGGAGGAAAACATGGCAAATAACTACTGTAATTTTGAATCAGCCGCTGCTCAGGCCGTAGCAGGCAAAGATATATTACTCTGTGTTTTCGATCAGACAGGTGATAATCTTCTGGCAATAGCTGGGCAGCAGGGATTTACGCTCAATAGATCAGCCGAGTCATTAGATACTACTTCAAAAGACACTCAGGGCGGATGGTCCTCAAGGACAGCGGGCATGAAAGAGTGGGGAGTAGATACTGATGGTATCTATGTGATGAGTGATCAGTCCCATGCTCTTTTATCAAAAGCTTTTGAAAACGGGGACCCGGTTTGTCTAAAGGTCGTGAACATAAAGCAGCAGACAGGCCTCTGGGGCGGCCTGGCAGTTATAACTGATTACCCTATAGAAGCACCATACGATGATTCTATGACCTACTCTATAACCTTTGAGGGCGTAGGAGCACTGGTAAATCTCTTGGAGAACCCGGAAGAACCAGATGTAATGCCAGACGGAACCGCCGCACTCGGCAAACTTACCGTTGTGTCTGTTGATGGGGCTGCGTCAGGGCAGACAAATATATATGTCAACCCGGTGCTTGAAAGCACAGACAAGTATTTTTACAAGTTAGGAGACGCACCGCTTGCATATCCGGCCTATGGCGAAGTCATTACTCAGACTGCCTGGGATGGTAAAGCAGCTATTACGGCAACAGCAGGCCAGCAGATTATGATCATAGAAACAGACTCCACAGGCAAAGCTCTCAAGGCAGGCGTTGCTATGGTCAATGTAGCTGATTAAGAGGTAAGTCATGATTGAATATAACGGAAATAAGTATAATTATAAGTTTACCCTTCCGAGGGTAGAAAAAATAGAAAAGGCTATCGGTAAGCCCATTCTTTCACTGCTCATCGAAAATAAGGGCGTTGTAAGCATTGAAAACCTTAAAATCCTGCATGAAAATGGATTGAGGACGGAAGACGACAATTTTGTAGGCGAAAAAATCGCCAAAGAAATGTTTGAAGAAGTCCTCAATCAAAAGGGTTATGCTGCCTTACTTGAGGAGCTGATAGGAGCACTGCAGAGAGACTGTCCTTTTTTCTTCCCCGCCGATTAGTCGAATTTGAGTATTTTGGCGGGGAAAGGGACGAGGAATATGAAAAAATAGCGAAGCCGTATCAAAATGATATTGACTTCGCTTTTTTTGCCGTTAATTTTGGCTATTCATACTCGGATTACTGCCAGCTAACGCCACGACAAAAGATTTTCATTTACAAGGCATATGAAAACAAGTATGTGACAGAATTGATGTCTGTTTACAATGCAGCGTTTGCAGCGTTTTACAATGTCAACAGGTCGAAAAGGAAAAAGCCGTTGAATCCGTTAAAACGGCGGACAATGCAAGCAGTAGATAAGGAGCAGATCATCAACGGGGCAGAAGCCGTACAGAAAATAGAAAAAAAGAATGGCAAAAGCTGGATTGACAAAATCTATAAGGCAAACGGATTAAAGAGAGGAGGGAAGTAATGGCCGATTTTACACTAAGCGCAAAGATAACAGGCGACGCCTCAAGTTTTGATAAAGCTATCAAAGGCGCTGAAAGTTCTTTGAGCAATCTGGGCAAACTGTCAAGCGACCTCGGTAACAAGCTGACAAAGTATATTACTAAACCCGCTCTCGCTGCCGGAACGGCCCTCGCCGGGATAACGCTGGTAAAAGGTTGGAACAGATTAACTGCGTTAGATGAAGCAAGAGCGAAGTTAAAAGCTATCGGTAATACGGCCGAAGATGTAGAGCAGATTATGAACGACGCTCTGGCCTCAGTAAAGGGTACTGCGTTCGGTATGGATGAAGCAGCTACCACTGCAGCCTCTGCTGTAGCTGCCGGTATCGAACCGGGCAAAGAGCTGGAAAAGTACCTTACCGCAGTAGCAGACGCTGCCGCCGTGGCCGGCACAGATATGGAAAGCATGGGTGCCATTTTTAATAAAGTAGCAACGCAGGGCAAGGCTAATAATGAGGTTTTACAACAGCTGGCAGAAAAAGGCATACCTATTTATCAATACCTGGCCGAGGAAACGGGCAAAACAGCCGAAGAAATTTTTGAAATGGCCAGTAACGGTGAGATTGACCTTGCAACATTTCAAAGAGCAGTTGAAACCCATATAAGTGGCGCTGCCGTTGCAATGGGTGACGCTACGCTTACAGGCGCTATAGATAACTTGATGGCTTCGATTTCCAGAATCGGAGCAAATTTTTTAGGTTCAGCAGATGACGCTTCAACTTTTGGTGGGCAGGTTCGGGAAATCATAATCGACCTTAGAAAAAATGTCCTTGAGCCGTTGGAAGCAAAGGCTGCGGATTTAGGCAAGGTTTTCGGTAAGTTTTTTGCCGACACCGTGGATAGGGTCAAGTCATTGATAACATCTTTCCAGGAAATGAACGAAGCTACAGATGGCGCATTAGGCAAATTTACAGCCTTTGGAAGTGCTGCATTAGTAGCGCTCGGTCCGGTGCTGAAGATAGTGGGCGGCATAGTAACATCTATGGAATCTGGATTACTTTCAACACTGGGAAAGTTAGTGCCAGGATTTTCAAAACTGCTGGGGCCTATAAGTGCAGTGGCTACCGCTATTGCGTTGATGTGGAAGAACTCTGAAATTTTCAGGGATGGGGTGTTGTCTGTTATAGCGGCTGTTATGCCAATAATAGAAAATCTATTTTCGGCTATTATGTCAATGATTGACGCACTTTCACCTGCTATCTCACAGATTGCAACCATAGTTGGAAATGTTGTCGGAGCAATCATGCAGATTTTGTCTCCGCTAATTTCCTTCATTGGAAATACAGTAGCGAGTCTGATTGAGGAAATTAGTGGGGCATTAGGACATGTTGCAGACATTTTTAACAAGGTTTTTGGTGGAATAATTGATTTCATAACCGGAGTATTCACTGGTAATTGGAAAAAAGCCTGGAAGGGAATTAGCAGTATATTCAGCGGAATATGGGACGGACTGGTTGCAATTGTCAAAACACCGATAAATGGCATAATTGGACTGATCAATGGCGTAATCGGCGGTATAAATAGTATTTCAGTTAAAATCCCAGACTGGGTGCCTGGCCTCGGAGGTAAAAAGTTGGGGTTCAACATTGGAAAGATACCTTACCTGGCACAAGGAACTGATAACTTCCAGGGCGGATTTGCAGTTATCAATGAACGAGGCGGCGAGCTGGTAAGCCTGCCGGACGGTACGCAGGTCATTCCGCACGATATAAGCGTTCAGTATGCCAGAGAGGCCGCACGGGCAAATAGTGTCAACTCCATTGACCTTACCGGAATCCTTGAGGGCGTCATCATCAATGTTTACAGTCAGACAAATGTTGACGGTACGCCGCTCATGCAGAAATCGGCAGACTATACTATAAAAAAGATAGCCAATCAGCAGCGAGGCAATATGAGAATGAGAGGTCAATTAGTATGAAACCATACATAATGCAGTTTAATGAAAATAGCAATGCGGATTTTGGCGTTATCTTATATGACTATGAGTCATACGGTGGCGGACAAAATCAGCGCACGAGTACGGCCATAGCCGGACGGCAGGGTCAGCTCGTGAGTGAGCCCACATATAAAAGCAATCTGACGATTGATGTTACCTTTTCCGTGTTTAAGCCGTTCAAGCCAAAAATCGACCAGCTCAAGCAATGGCTGACTGGGACCGGGACACTACTTTTTTCCGATCAGGCAGAGTGTTTCTTTAAGGTTATAGCCATTGACTGGGGCGATATTGACCGGGAAATCCGTAAGTATGGCCATTTTTCTGTTCAATTTATTTGCATTCCATATAAGTATAGGTCAGACGGTCAGAACGAGTATAGCCAGATCACACAAAACCCGTATGCACTGGCAAGACCAATTTATAAAATAACCGGCGAAGGAATGTGTACACTGACGGTAAACGGTAACGAAATGACGGCCAATGTGGGCCAGAATCTGACGATCGACACCGATCTGATGATGGCATACCGACAGGATGGAACATTGCAGAACACCGCTGTAACTGGCGATTATGAGGATCTGTATCTTGTGCCGGGCGACAATGTCATCAACATAACATCCGGGTTCGACCTAAAAATCATCCCGAACTGGGGGTATGAAATATGATCCAGATTTATACACCAACAAACACAGATTATGAAAAAAATGGGGATAGCGTTCTTACGCCGTCCTCATTTTTGGTTAGCGTTGAATTAAATGGCGACTGGTCAATCAGTATGTCTCATCCCATCGACCCGGAGGGACGCTGGAAGTACATAGAGGAGGAGGCCGTCATCAAGGCCCCGTCGTTCAACGGTGACCAGCTATTCAGACTGAAAACCGTTACAAAAACCGACACACAGGTAACTGCCACAGGTCAGCCCATTTTTATGGACGCTATGAATGACTGTTTTTTGGTCGATGTCCGGCCAACCGCCAAAAACGGCCAGCAGGCCCTGGACATGATGACGGCCCCTAACAACAAGTACACCGGGCAGTCAAACATCACCAAAGTGTCGACAGCATATTATCAATTCAAGAATCTGATCGAGGCCATAAACGGGGATGATGAAAACAGTTTTGTCAACCGCTGGGGCGGCGAGATCATGTTTGACAATTTCAAAATCATCATCAACGAACAAATCGGCACCGACAACGGAGTCGAGATCAGATACGGCAAAAACATCCCGGTCGACGGATTCAGCCAGGAAGTGGACACCAACGAAGTTATCACCCGGATATACCCGAAAGCGTTTAACGGGTACACCATGACAGGCAACGGATATGTTGACAGTGACCTGATAGACAACTACCCGACCGTCAAAATAGCCACGATCACATTCGACGATGTGAAGATGGCCGAAGACGCCCAAGAGGGCGACGAGGAAAACGGCGTTATCATATGTGACAACCAGACGGAGTTGGACGCTGCACTGACGCAAAAATGTGAAGAACAGTTTGCTGCCGGCGTGGACAAGCCGAAAGTGACTATAAACTGCCAGATGGTGCAGCTGGCAAATACCGAGCAGTATAAGGATTATGCCGTATTGGAAACAGTCAGCCTGGGAGACACCGTTCACTGCATAAATAACCATTTAGGGATTAAAACTGATGCCCGTGTTATTTCACTAACATACGACAGTATATTGAAAAAAGTTGATTCAGTCACTATCGGCGATTATGAATATAACTATTTTAATAGTGTAACATCATCGGTCAACCGGGTGGATTCGGCTATCCGGCCGGATGGTACTGTCATAGCTGATCAGATTTCCGGGTTTATCAATGGGGCCCTGGCGCAGCTGCGGCTGCAGAACAGCATAGCGCAAAAACAGAATGTCCGGGCAATCCTATTCGAGGACCTGGACCCGGACAGCCCAACATTCGGCGCCATGTCACTGGGAACTCAGGGGCTGCAAATATCCCGCCAGCGTAACGCCAACAACAATGACTGGGTATGGACAACAGCGATGACGGCAGAAGGACTGATCGCTAACATCATAGTTGCCGGATTGATAGCAGACAAAACAGGGGCGTCATACTGGAATCTTGATACTGGCCAATTTGTAATGGAAAACGGAACGATAAAAGCCGGAACAATTGAAGGCAGTAAAATAACAGGAACGACGATAAGCAATCAAGACAAAGATGGCAATAGCGTCATACTAAACCTCGGTGACATTGTCGTGATAGAAAAACAATCAAACGGAGATTTTACTACGGAAATTGGTGGAAACGGATTCCGGATTATCAGAAACAACGCCGAGGGTCTCCAGGATTGGAGTTTTATTATATGGCCAAATGGGGCTTTGAGTTACAATATGGGCGATAACCAAATAACGATCTCTCCATTTGTTCCAGCCATATCTGTCAGCGATGGCACCCACAAAGCGACACTAACACCTACGGGTGTTTCTACACAATAAGGAGGGGTGAGAATTGAACAATACGGTAAATATCAAAGCAGCAAAATATGAGCCACCCGTTTTGATTCATTATGTACAAGGGTCAACGGAAATCCCGCTGGAGTTTAACATAACAGACTATGAAATCCCATCCGGCTCCACGGCCCGCATATACTTAAAACGGCCAGACGGGACAGAAAGCTATAACGACTGCACCATAAGCGGCAATGTGATCACATATAAACCAACGGCGCAGTTTTTTTCTGTAGCCGGAATATGCACAGGGCAGCTGCAGATAATGATCGGCGATGATTTCCTGGTGACATTCCCGCTGGTATTCGATGTAGCCGAAAACATCATAGATGATTCGGCCATAGAATCATCGAACGAATACGGGGCCCTGGAATCCCTATTGCAGGAGGCACAGGAAAACATCCCGGCAGCAGGAGAAGCGGCCGAAGCGGCCAATCAGGCGGCACAGTCAGCGAACAACGCGGCGAATGCCGCAAACCAAGCTGCAGGAACCGCAAGCCAAGCTGCTACAGCTGCCACCAACGCCGCAGGTTCAGCGAACACTGCCGCAGGAAGTGCAAATCAGGCGGCCACTAACGCCACAAACGCAGCCAGCCAGGCAAACCAAGCCAAAGAGAACGCAGACGAAGCGGCAGACGCCGCAAATCTGGCAGCTAATCAGGCCATGCTGAAACAGGTAGCCTATTACGATACTGGTTCTCAGGATATTCTGGAAACGGCAATAGATAGTTCCATGTTAGTGGCCATATCGGCAACCAACAACGCTGAACTATACGAGGCCTTGGGTAGCCTTGTGACTTGGGCGTGGGTCTATCAATTCTTTTTTAAGACGCCATCAGCTACAGCTCAGAGGGTGCAGATCGCCTTTGGTCGCGATACGAGAGGGGGAAGGAGCCGCGTTGCATATAGGACATATGTAAGATCAAGCGGGTTTACGCCGTGGGCACTGGTGAACAATGATCTGCTGCTGCCGGACAGTACACCGGCCGAGGGCGACATGCTGATAGTCACCGCTGCCGGCGTAGTCTGGGGAAAAGTCATTTAT